AACTATGATGCAAGTGAAGTTTTGTTTGCAGTTAATTACAACACAATAGTTGATTATGATTTGACTAAAGGTATAGCACCAACTTCTGAAAAGAATTTTGGTGTAGATTTAGGAAGTGGAAAGAATACAAGTACTTCGAGAATAAGTTTAATTTACCGAGCGAACACAATTACTACGATTTTATCAAAAGGTGCTTTCACACAGAAGTTAGAAGGAACACAAATGTTATTTCCAACTGATCAACAATTAGAAGTTGAAAAGAAAGAAACTAAAACACAACTCGAAGCAAAGAATCCGTTGGAACAAAAATATGGAGTCAATGAAGTAGGAGATACTGATTCATTCGGTAATGAAATAGATACCGATGATTTTGGTAATGCATTACCTTATGATGCTTATGCGGCGTTCAAAACAGAGATGTTAAATAGAGATGCGTTTGGAAGTGATTTTGAAGGATTCGAAGAAGACGACTAATGGAAAATATTATTAAAAATAGAGGAAGAACCTCTGGTTACAAACTAGATAGAGGTGGAGTTCCATCAGAGTCTGGTCCATTTGTTGGACTAGTAATGAATAATATAGACCCAACAAGAAATGGTCGTATTCAAGTATGGATTGATGAATTTGGTAAGAATGATAAAAACGATCCTACTGGTTGGAGAACAATTAGTTATATGACTCCTTACTATGGAAAGGTTGCACACAATGGAACAACTGAGGGAGTTGGAACATCCGTTGGAAATGCTCAATCTTACGGTATGTGGTTTAACACACCTGATGTTGGAACTAAAGTAATGTGTTTCTTTATCAATGGTGACCCCAACTATGGATACTATGTGGGTTATCTTCCAGAAAATGGATTGACACATATGATTCCAGCCATTGCTGATAATGTAACTGAAATCAATCACAAAAATAAAGAAATATCAGAAGACCCAAGATTTTATGATCAGAACAAACCTCAACATTCATCTGTTGTTGCAACAATGTATCAACAAGGTCTAAAGGATGACACAGTTAGAGGTCCAATATCTTCAACCGTTCAACGAGAAAGTCCAAGTGCTGTTTTTGGAATTAGTACTCCTGGTCGTCCAGTTTACAGAAATGGAATGTACGATACAAATGTTAAGGAAACATTAGAAAACGGTGAGGTTGAATTACAAGATGTTGATATTATCGGAAGAAGAGGTGGACATTCATTTGTTATGGATGATGGAGACTTAGAAGGTAATAATCAAATGATGAGATTAAGAACTAGTCATGGTCATCAAATTACAATGAGTGACGATGGTGAGTGTTTATACATAACTCATGCGAATGGACAAAGTTGGGTTGAGTTAGGTAAAGGTGGAACCGTTGATGTTTACAGTTCTAACTCAATTAATATGAGAACACAAGGAACTTTAAATTTACACGCAGACGAAGATATTAATATCAATGCCGGTGGTAATCTGAATATGAAAGCAGACACAAATATAGAGATGGGTGGAACAGAAATACATCTCAATAAAGATGGTGCTAGTACAGTTCCGGGAACATCAACAACTTATACCGATATAGAATTAACTGATGATGGATGGAAAGCAGAAGAAACGGCAAGTCTTGCATCTATCGCAACTAGAGTACCAACCCACGAACCATATAGTGCTCATAACGGAAGTGTTACTCAAACGACTAATCCAGTTGATAGGGATAAACTAAATAAACAAGTTACTACTTTGATTAATAATCAAAAAGTTCAACCACCTAAATATACATAATGGCTACATATATCGGATACAACACTATTAACCAAATAAAGAAACACACTCTTACTGATACCGAGTTAGTAAAGCGTGATTTCTTAAATTCATTGAACATTAGACAAGGTGAGGTTCCTGGTCGTCCAGAAGTTGGAACTACTATTTGGAATTATGTATTTGACCCAAACACCAATGATGTCTTGAGACAAATCAAAGCCGAGATAAATCGATTAATTGATTACGATCCGAGAATCACTGCAGAGGAAATCAATGTTACTTCTCGAAGTCATACAGTAATCATTGAAGTAAATGTTCGTATCATTCCTAACTTGGAACTCGAAACTATTCGTGTTTTCTTTGATGAAGGTTCTAATTTAGCATCTTTAGGCTAACATTATATACAGAGTTTATAAACAACATAAATAACGGAAAGATATTTAATTCGTTATTATGGCAACAAGTTCACGACAAACAAGTATATTTGGAATAGATGATTGGAAGGCTTTATACAAGACTTACAACCAAGCAGACTTCCAAAGTTATAACTTTGAAACACTTAGAAAATCATTTGTTGATTACATAAGACAGAACTACCCAGAAGATTTTAATGACTATGTTGAAAGTAGTGAGTTTATTGCATTACTTGATGTTATTGCCTTTATGGGTCAAGCAATCAGTTACAGACAAGATTTAAATACTCGTGAAAACTTTTTAGATACTGCAGAAAGAAGAGACAGTGTAGTAAGACTTGCGGACTTAGTTGGTTACACACCTAAGAGAAGTGAAGCAGCATCTGGTTACCTCAAAGTATCTTCTATATCAACTACCGAAAATATCACAGATTACAATGGTTCAAATTTAGCAAATGTAACTATTCGTTGGAATGATAGTACTAATGCTGATTGGCACGACCAATTCAATACAATCATTAATGCGTTACTAAAAGATAGTCAACGAGTTGGTAAACCTGCAAGAACAACAGATGTTCTTGGAATAGAAACAGAAGAATACACCGTAAATCTAGTTAACAATTTGATGCCAGTAATTCCTTTTAATGCTGATGTCAATGGTTCTAATATGTCTTTTGAAATTGTCAGTGCTACTACTGCGGGTGGGAGTTCTGTATATGAACCTGCTCCAGTTCTTAATGGTGATTTTAACTTTATGTATAGAAATGATGAAATGGGTTATGCAAGTGCTAACACTGGATTCTTCTTTTATTTCAAACAAGGTTCATTATCAAATAAAGACTTTACACTAAATGAAAGAGTTGCAAATAGAACAGTGGATATTAATGTTGAAGGTGTAAACAATGATGACATTTGGTTGTACCAACTTAATACATCAAACGGTTCAGTAGAAAGTGAGTGGGAAGAAGTAGAGAATGTTTATTCTCCTACTACTGATCAATCTGGTTCTTCTATAAGACAATACTTTAGTGTTACTAGTAGAGCAAATGACCAAATTACAATGAATTTCGGTGATGGTGTATTTGGTGAAATTCCAGTTGGTTTCTTCAGAGCATTTTTAAGAACAAGTAATGGTCAGAAGTATGTCATAAACAGAAATGATATTACTGGAGTTCAGATTAGTGTTCCTTATATTAGTAGAACGGGTCGTTCGGAAACTGCTACATTCACAGTTTCATTAACAGAGAATGTAAGTAATGCAACTACAAGAGAAACACTAGCAGATATTAAACGAAACGCACCAGCCAGATTCTATACACAAAATAGAATGGTTAATGGTGAAGACTATAACAATTTTCCTTACACTGCTTTCAGTAGTATTATCAAAAGTAAAGCAGTCGCAAGATCAAACATTGGAACAAGTAGATATCTTGATTTAATTGATCCTACTTCTAAGTATTCGAGTGTAAACACATTTAATAGTGATGGTGTTTTATTCAAAGATTCTAAGGAAGAAGACTTCGAATTTTCTTTCAATGATAAAAATGATATTGAATCTGTTATTCGTAATCAAGTAGAACCTAAACTAGTCGAGAGAAGTACAATTCATCTTTATTATAAAGAGTTCCCAAGAAAATCATTATCTGCTGTTGATATACAATGGAATCAGAGTACAACCAGTACAAACGAAACTACTGGTTATTTTATGAATACAGCAACTACACCTTTAGAGATTGGTAGTTATGTATCTGATAATAGACAGTTCTTAGTAGAAGGTGCATTAATTAAATTTACAACACCTGCTGCAAACAGTGATGGGTTTTACTATTTCGATGAAAATAATAGATTAAAACAAAAGACTTCATTATCTGCTACTGATAATACAACTATTTGGACAAGCATTAAAGATGTTACATTACAGGGAACTAACTTTGGTTCTGGTAATTTTGATGATGGAACTGGTCCAGTAATAATCACAGACTTTATTCCTACAAATGCAGTTCCTGAAGAAATTATTACCGTTTATAACACTGATTTACCAGTAGCGTTCGAACAAGATATGTTAGAACAAATCGAGTTATACAATGACTTTGGTTTGGGATACAACAACACCGATGGTGAATGGTATATCATCACAGATTCAAACTTAAACAAGACTGGTAGTTTTGATTTGACAAATGCAGAAGATACAAGTGGTACTGGAATCGATGCCAGTTGGATAGTAAAGTTTATTGCAACTGATAATGTCTATAAAGTTACAACAAGAGGATTATATTATTATTTTTCAAGTGTCTTGGAAAACAGATTCTATTACAACAATGAAAAGATTTTTGATCCTAAGAGTGGAAAGACAGTAAATGATTTTGTCAAAGTTCTTAAGACAAATACAAAACCAGGATTAAACGAACAACTTATTGATGATATCAAATTAGATATTGTTGACCAACCAGTTGCATCAGATGGATTCGTAAATGACTATCTTGTTGAAGTTAGTTTCACAGACGATGACGATGATAACATTGGAGATAATCCAGATTTCTTTGATGACTTAGTTCAAAGTAGTGGACAAGTATTTTTCCAAACAATTACAGATAGTGATGGTCTTGAAAGAGATTTACCATTAGCAAGTGGAACAATTATCACTGAGTTCTCGTCAACTTCTGATTCAAGTTTAGTGTTGTCAAGTTACGCAGATGGTCAACTATTTTATTTCTCTTCTGAAACAAATAAGTTTAGAGAATTAAATAGTAGTGTTTTAGAAGTAAGAACTGATTTATCTGTGGAAACTGGTAGACAAGATTTACAATTCCAATATAGACATAATAGTGCAGAAACAAATAGAATAAACCCAGGTTTGACAAACATTATCGATATGTATATTGTCACTGATGCTTATTACACTGCTTATAGAAATTATGTTCAAGATACAACTAATACTGTATCTAAACCATCGCAACCTACAAATTCTGAATTGACGACTGCTTATACCAGTCTACAAGATTCTAAAATGTTGTCGGATAACATTGTATTGAACAGTGTTAACTTCAAGCCACTATTTGGTACGAAAGCAGATGCTTCACTAAGAGCAGACATTCAAGTTATTAAAACTGCTGGTTCAATTGTGAGTGATAGTGAAGTTAAAAGTAGAGTCGTTTCAGTTGTAAATCAATACTTCGATATTACAAATTGGAACTTTGGTGATACTTTTTATTTCTCTGAACTTGCAGCATACATACACGAACAACTAGGAGATATTGTTGGTTCTGTTATTCTGAAATCATTGGATTCAAGTAAGACATTCGGTGATTTGTATGAAATAAGATCAACATCTAATGAGATTTTTGTAAGTGCATTGACGGTTGATAATGTAAATGTTATCAATTCACTTACTTCAGAAACTCTTAATGGAGTAGCATAATATGGCTAGAAATCGTTCCGTTGATTTTTTACCAGAACTATTTAAAACAGAAACTAATAAAGAGTTTCTAAGTGCAACACTTGATCAATTAACACAAGAACCTAAACTAAAAAGAACACAAGGTTATATTGGTAGAAACTTTGCAGAAGGTAATCAAGACGATGAAGATACATATATCGTAGAACCAAACGAAGAGAGGGGAAATTATCAATTAGAACCAGCCGTCATTTTTCAAGATAGTGAAGGTAAAGTTGATGAAGCAATCACATATCCAGAGATTATTGATTCACTAAAAACAAGTGGCGCAGATGTAACAAGACACGATAGATTATTTTCCAACAAGATTTATAGTTGGTCTCCACTTATTGATTTTGATAAGTTTGTAAACCATTCACAATACTACTGGTTACCAGAAGGTCCAGATAGT